CACAAGTCTGGGCATGGTAAGAACGAGGATAAATACATCGCGAAGACTGCGATGATTGAGAAATATTTCGAAAACAATAGTACATGAAAGTGAAGCTTATTAAAAGTATCGAGTCATCTTTCCCAAACTTGAATAAATCCCTTTTTAATATTAGTAAATCCGAGGTTAGTTAATTTATTATACATAGATTGATAATCGATCGTGTCCTCGTAATCGGTTTCAAAAATAATTTTTTTAATAGGTTCAAGTAAAGGGTAATATTCTAAAATATGATTTATGGTGGCTGGTAAACACCCTTCGCAATCAGCTACTATGGTATCGAAAACAATGTTGTACCTTTTTTGAAGGTCATCATAATGAACATTCTCTATACCACAGTCAGCCCCTTCACATTCGACTGTCTGTATAGCATAACCATCACCGTCTGACATTTTCTTTCTCGAGTTACCCACTGTTCCGTGGAATACGTTAGTATTTTTAAACCCGTTATTTTTGAGATTTTCATGTAAAACGTGTATGACGGTCTTATCAGGTTCTACTACAACTACGTCAGATTCGTGTGCCACCATATCCAAAATTATAGCGCTTACGGTCCCATATCTACCACCGAGTTCTAAAACCTTATCACCCTTTTCAATATACTCGTACATATTTATTTGTTCTTCACGTTCAACAGATTTATGCGATATTATATTATCCTTTTCATCCTTAAAAACTCGACTATCATGAATTTTTAGTACTCTACTTTTCAAATAAGATAATAAGTAAATTAACACTATTATCAATATAATAATGTACATATAATTATATAAATATAATAATAATGAAAGTGAAGCTCATTAAAAGTCCCAACCCCGAAAAAAAGTATCGAGTCATCTTCCCCAACGGTAAAAAGGTTGATTTCGGTGGCGCGGGTTATTCGGATTATACCATCCACAAAGATCCCAAAAGAATGCAAAGATATCTCTCACGCCATGGACGCATGGGAGAGACCTGGACTAAGAAGGGTATGTACACGGCTGGATTCTGGTCCAGGTGGTTACTGTGGAGTAAACCTTCTATGAGAGAAGCTAAGCGACTTTTGTCTTCGCGTTTTGGTTTAACTTTTTCTTGATGCCACGTTTGTTCAGGTTCGCCTTAGGGCGTTCATGAGAGACATGGGTATAGCGGGGCCCTTGTAGTTTGCCTTGGCGACGACGTTGGGCACGTTAGACTTCTTCATGGGCGGTGGCGGAGGAGGCGGAGGAGGCGGAGGAGGCGGGGGTGCAGCCCTCTTGATGAGAGGGGGAGGGGTCACGGGTTTATTGCGCGCACGAGGAGCGGGACCATTATTGAGCGCGGACATGACAGACTTGCACATGAGTATCATACCCTTCGTCTGACTCACTCTCTTTCTGATGATACTTTCATCATGTTCACGTATCTCTTTGATTAATCTGGATTCAGTCTTCCTGACGCGCTTTCCGTTTTTTTCGTAGGTGAGTCGGATACCCCGATTGGCCGCATCTCTTTTGAGAGTCATTTATATTATATGAAGAAATTTTCGGTCCGATACAATTTAGCCTCGTAGGGTGTAGTCTTTCCAAGTACAGATACCTTTTCCTGGCCATACAACTCTTGGCATCCCATGTCATCCATACAATCACGGTTGTCGTAGCTCACGGGAATGGAATATATTTGNTGTCCTGGAGTCGAAGTGTAATAATGATATCTGTCCCTTCTTCCTCGAACTTCTTTACCGTANAGNGGNAGNGTTTCACCATCTTCACCAAGTAACACACCCATCTGTTGGACGTGCCCCGGTTTGTATTTCTTCACAGGAGGCTGACGAAATTCTGGTTCCTTGCGGGGAGGCGCACCCATGTAAGGTATATGAATCTCCATGGGTTCTGACAGACTGGGCATCTCCATGGGTTCTGACGGACTGGGCATCTCCACGAGTTCCGGGTATGGTTTGGGAACCTCCGAGGGTACCTTCGCCGCAGGTTGTTTATTCATCATGAGATACACAACCACCCCGATGAGTATGAATATCACCGTCATAGCGATCGTCAATTTAACACTTTGTTTCATTTATATAAGAGATGAATTTTATTTATACCCGGTATTCTATTCAACCTAAACTGGACCATGAACCATAACATGAACAAAAGACATTTCACGAACCTGTCTGCATCACTGTCACTGAGATTGTACACGGGACTGATCAATCTTCCGAAGAATGTTCCTTCCTTTTCCTTTCCAGTGACATACATTTCCAGATGGGTCAGAGCACATGTATCATCGTTCATGACCCAGTGAAACATGAGGAAAGGTATGACTAACGAATAAAATTCCAACAGATCCTTGTTCTTTAAGAAAGGTACGATGATCGCGGCCAAGAACAATAACGTGTGCAGGATGAATATTATGTTCATTAGTACTAGTATGAACAAAGAAAAGAAAGTGTGGCATCCGCAACAGGAAAAGATTCTCAAAACGTGGGGAGAGGCTGCGGCGTGTTATAGATACATGAACAATCAGGCGTTTCTCATGTACAAAAAGTCGAGCATGAGGTACACCCTTCCTATCATCGTGATTAGCACCGTGACAGGAACAGCGAACTTCGCGCAGTCTACATTTCCGTTGAGCATCCGACCACTCGTACCCCTCGCCATAGGAAGCATGAACATCGTGACTGCCATCATGACGACCATCATGCAGTTTTTAAAGATTAACGAACTCATGGAGGGGCATCGCGCTGCCTCCATCCAATACGGTAAACTGTCTCGGACCATACGCTTGGAACTTTCGTTACCTCTCGAAGAGCGAGCGCACGATGGTACAGAGATGGTAGAATATTGCCGTTCAGAATACGACCGACTCATAGAACAGTCACCCTCAATACCCCTGAGCATCATTCACGCGTTTGAAAAAGAATTTCCAGATGATTCTGCTTTTTTCAAACCCGAAATCATGCACATTCATCCCATCGAAACATTTTTGAAAGAAGATGAAATGAAAGAAGAACTTAAAAAAGATCTCACAGCAATCAGACAGATCGAACAGGTTGTCATAGAATTGCCGTCAGGCGATACACCAGGTATGCGAGCATGACGAACATAATCAAATTAAAGAGTGCGATGCCACATACATAAGGGTAGACCTTACGCTTGAGCGTTTCGTTTTCCATAAAATAATCTAAAGCTTGTTTAGCGAGATCATCGTCTTCATCATCCATCATGGATGCTTTTGTTACAATTACACCACAAAAAAAAGAGAGGGGTCAGACACTCCACGGCGCGGAGATTGAACGCCTGAAGAAATATATATCGGAGGGGAAGAATGTGTTCGTATGTGGTGCTACGGGTACCGGCAAAACATTCGTGGTGGACAGTGTGTTGGACGCTTCCAACAGTGTGGAGCTTCAGTCAGATATGATTTCGAAAAAATATATATCGAGAAGTTCAAACACTTATATGGTGGTGGATGGTTTCGATTCGTCACTCAAACAGTTGATAGACGAAACCACTAAGCGACTGGTGATCACCTCCACGGAAGTACACATGTTACCCAACTTTGAACTCATCGTGATGCCTCGCCGCCCCCCTGAAGTGATCGCGACCCTCGCACCCGATTCACTCCCCGCGGCGAAAAGATGTAACGGAAATATTCGAAACTTTTTCGATTATCTCAACTGTTCGGATGATAAAGATGTTTTTAAAACGTCCAAAGAACTTCTCGCCGAAGTACTCTGTACACCCGGAACATTTGATCTCTCACAGACTATACATGAACACGGTCACATGTGCGACGTCATTCACGGAAACTATCTTTCTTCAAAAGAAGGACATCAAGAAATCATAGAGGCACTCTCCATAGCAGATACATACGANACNCTCATGTACAAGGGGGAATGGGACTTCATGCAATATTACATAGCCATGGGTGTAGCCACCCCCAAGCTTCACATGAACACCACTTTGAAATCAGAAGACATCAAACCCGGAAGTGTCTGGACAAAGTACGGAAACTTTAAGATGCGCCAGCAAAAATTGAAGAATATTCAAAAAGAACACAGTACAAAATTGGGTGTGGAAGAACTCGCCCTCGTGAGGATGTACGCCGCCAAGGGTGACTACGGACCAGCGATCTCTTATGGTCTTAAACCAGGTGACTTTGACGTGATGAATCATCTGGCTCTCGGAAACAAGATGAAACCGAGCGAAGTCATGCGTGTTAAAAAGAAGCTGCGAAGTATGAATAATGAGCTCTGACGACGAGAACGAAGAGACGTCCAGTGACTACAAGATCGAAGTCATCGGTTCTGATATTTATTACTATGGCGATATCACACGTGATGCGGTCTTGGAATTTATCAAATCCCTCAAGACACTCGAATTATCACTCATGAAAAAGGCTGTAGATCTTCACGACTACACACCGAGTGTGCGAGTTCATATCCACAGTGACGGTGGTGACTTTTTTTCGGGCATGAGCGCCATGGATGCCATGCGCCGATCCAAACTCCACATCACCACGGTGGCTGATGGTACCTGTTGTAGTGCGGCGACTTTTCTTCTTTTGGGTGGCGACGAAAGACGCATGGGAAGGCATTCACACATTCTCATCCATCAGATTTCCACGGGGTTTTTCGGGAAATTCAGGGAACTCAAAGATGAACTGGACACCTGTAAAAAACTCATGAAAATGTTGAAGAAGTTGTACAAGACTGAAACATCCATTCCCAAGGATGTACTCAAAGATCTCATGAAACGGGACATTTATCTCGACGCTGAAGAGTGCCTCAAGTATCGTATTGTCGGTGGACTTCTTTGAGATCCTTGTGACGCTTATATAAACCTAAGATGGCGAGTATGATGATGATTATACATACTGTATTGAGGTTAAAGGGTATCGTCGTGAACGGAGGAGGCCTAAGTCGCTCCATCCTTTCATAATTTACAACCTGAACCATTTACTATAATGGAGACTATTTTTAAAACAGATTCACTCGGCCGCCAACGCATGTTCGATATTCGTGTCGACAAACTACCCGATGGCACAGCGAACATCGTAAAAACAACAGGACTCGTGGATGGAAAGAAACAGACGAGTGTCATCCACGTACCCCTTGGATACGACAGCGCANTGAAACGAGCCACGACNATGTGGAAAAATCAACAAGAAAAGGAGGTGACCCCCATGTTGGCACACAAGTGGGAAGAACGTCAAAAACATATCCAAGAACCATTCTATGTCCAACCAAAGTTGGATGGTGTTCGTCTGCTCGTGTCCAATAAAGGTGGCCTCTCACGAACTGGAAAGGTGGTCCCGGGTACCGAACATTGGGGCAAACATTTAAAGGATGGTGAATATCTCGATGGTGAATGCTATAAACATGGCATGGCTTTCGAAGATATCACAAGCGCCTTTAAGACGTG